CCTCTTGCATCATCTAACGCAGGTTCTGCCGTTATGCTTATGCCTACTGTTAAAGATTTAATTGACGTTAACGTAAAAAATAACGAACAATTAATTAAAATGGCAGGTATTGCGCAACGTGCCGCAACGGCTAATGCAGGTTCATCACAAGATGCATTCTTTGACCCAACTGAGATTCAACAATTAATTGATGAGCAACGTGTTATTCAAATAGATGGACAAAAATTAATTGAGAAAACTGAAGCTATTCAACATCAAATAGAGAATAAATGAGGATAAGGGATAATTTAGGAACCTTTGCTGCAGGTATAAGTAAATCTTCTCCATTACCTGTTATAAATCCTCAAATAGGTAAGGTATTTGGTGTTATTATAAACCAAAATACTCCATCAAGAGAAATATTTGAAAAAAACGGAGGTTGGAATGGAGTAGGAACTGTATTTTATCTTGATTATGAACAATCTAAAGATTTAGATCAGGTTGATTTAAATACATGTAAAACAGCAAAACCTTTTTTTGATAATGTACAAAATTATCCTTTAATAGGAGAATTAATTCTACTTACAGATTTACCTTCTCCTTTAAGTCAAGTTGATGTTAATGTATCCCAAAAATATTATTTAGGTACTATTAATCTTTGGAATAATAACCAACAGAACGTTCCATCAGGAAATAATTTAGGTAAAACCTTTGTTGAAAGTTCTGATATTAGACCATTAGTTTATTTTGAAGGAGATAGAATATATCAGGGAAGAAAAGGCAATGGAATTAGATTTGGTTCTACTGTTCCTCTATATTCTAATATTAGTGAATGGAGTAGAAATGGAAGACCTGATGGTGATCCTATTACAATAATGGTTAATGGATATGTAACTACAGATACAGGATCTCAAATTCCTAATATTGAAGAAATAAATAAAGAAATGTCTTCTATTTGGATGACATCAACTCAAACTATTCCTTTAATTCCTGGAGCTAGTATAGTTAATCCTATTAATTCTTCTTTAGAACCTAGTAAATACATTTATTCTCAAGTAATACTAAATAGTGATAGAGTAACTATTAATTCTAAAAAAGACGAAGTATTATTATTTGCTAAAACAAATTTAGAACTTAGTACAGATAATATTATTAACCTAAATGCAGGAGATTATATTCATCTTAATATAGAGAGTAAAAATCCTAACTCTAAAATATTATTAGGTACTAAAGTTAATAATACAGTACCAGACGAACCTGTATTATTAGGTGGACAAACCCACGATTTATTATTAGAAATGTGTAAATAAATTGGGAACTATTCAATCAGATAAAGTATTTACAGTATAATGGCTGATACTCCTCAAATACCATCCCAACAGAATGTAGCTGCTCTAACATCACCAGATATAGTAGCTAACTTAAAAGCCTCCCAACCACCCCAGGCGTTTGGAGATCAATTAACAGCAGCAGCTATAGCAGCAGGAACAAACGCTGCTTTAAATTCTACTATAGGTAGATTATATAAACAAAAAGCAGATTTAATCAAAGAAGGAATTGAGTTAGATATACAACACCAAAAAAATCTTTTACAACTTGAAAAATTACATACACCAGCTAAACAAGTAGTAAATGGTCAAGTTAAAGATATTCCACCTCAATTAAATGATGAAGAATATGATGCTGCTGTTAAAGCTGAAGATATAAATTATGCTGCTGCTAAGAAGAATTTAAAAGAAAGAAAAGAAGAAAATCAAAAAGCAATTGATGATTATTTAAAAGATCCATTTGCTAAACAAAAAGAAAAACGTAAAAAACGTAAAGCAGCAAGAGAAGCAGCTAAAAGAAGAACTAAAGAAGAAAAACAAGCAGCACGCAAACAAAGAAGAAAAGCTGTTTTACAAAATGCTAAAAAAACATTAGTACCTATTTTATCCTTATTATTAACAAATCGAATAGCTGAGGTTATTTCTCAAAATGATAGAATTCAACAATTAGTAGATGAAGCTAATGCTATTATAACAGCTGCTAATGAATCAAATAATCCAACTCAATTAGAAAATGCTAAAGTTGTTAGGGATAATGCTATAAGAGTAATACAAAGTAATGAAGATAAGATTATTAAAATTAACGAACAAATTCAAAGAATAACACTTTATATAACTATATTTAGTACAATATTTTCAATTTTATCTGCTATTCCAATCCCAACATCTGTACCTCCTGGTATTGGTATACCAGTAAATGTTATTACAAAAATAATAATATTATTAGAAAAAGCAAATAAAATAGTACTTGCTTTAAGTGCATTATTACCAACAGTAATAGTTAGTTTAGAAAAAGCTATTCAAATATTAGAAGAACTCAAAGCACAACTATTACCAATAAATGGTGAACTTGATTCTAAATTACCACCTGTTCCAGTTAGATTTGGAACTGATTATCCTCCATATAAAGGATTTAGATTTGCTTTACGTGAAGAAAATAATCCTAGATTTGTTGTACAAGGTAATAAACGCCACTATGCTGTAGCTATTAATAAACAAAATATAGAACAATTAAAAAGTGATTTATCGTTTACATTAGACCCAAATGATTTAATAGAGCAATTAAAATTAGTAATAGATCAACAAAATTTACAAGGTTAAAATATTTATATATATGAACTCACAAGCATTTAAAAAATTAATTAAAGAAGCTGTAGCTGAAGCAGTTCGTGAAGAATTAGCTGAAATTTTAACACAAAAACCACAGCTAAACGAATCAAAAACAGTAACATTTACTAGTGCTAATTTAGGTGGAGCTAGTGATATCCGTGCACAATTACGTGCTCAAATGGGTGAAGCATTCGGTTATTCACAACAAACCGCAACTAATAATTTAAAAGTAATTGATGCTGTTGATCCATCAACTGGTGATAAAGTTAACCCATACCTAGCATTTATTAGTGATGCTGCAAATAATATGACAGCAGCTGATAGATCAGGACTAAGAAATTTAGGATAATATGCCAATACCTCAAACAGTACGTGTTAATCCACTAGATTTGCAAGGAAACATTGCTATTGGGGTATCTTTACCTTTTAATGGCCCATCAGGTCCATTTAATAGTACATATAGTACACAAGATCAAATTAAATCTAATTTACTTAATCTTTTACTTACTAATAAAGGTGAAAGAGTGTTTAATCCTGAGTTTGGGGCTGATTTAGGAGTAGCTTTGTTTGAAGGTATAAATGAAAATATAATAGGAACTATAACTGATTTAATTAACACTAATGTAGCAATATTTGTACCTGAAGTACAAGTAACAAATGTAGCAGTAGATATAAATACCCCAGACAGCAACACAGTATCCGTTACAGTTGAATATAAAATAAGAATTTCAGGAAGAGAAGATCAAATTACAGTACAATTCATATAAAATGGCAGATAATAATATATCATATTTAAATAAAACGTTTCCTGAGTTTAAGGCTAATTTAATAAATTATGCTAAAACTTATTTTCCAACAGTTTATAATGATTTTACAGAGGCAACACCTGGTAATTTGTTTATAGATATGGCCTCTTATGTTGGGGATGTAATGTCATTTTATATAGATACTCAAGTACAAGAAAATTTCTTACTATACGCTAAAGAAAAAGAAAATTTATATGCTTTATCCTATATGTTAGGATATCGTCCTAAAGTTTCATATGCTTCTAATACTATTATTGACATATATCAATTAATTCCAACTACAGGATCAGGTGTTAATTTAGTACCTGATTATACTTATGCTTTAGTTGTACCTGAAAATACACCTCTTACTTCAACTGTTAATAACACTAAATTTTTAACTACTGATAAAGTTGATTTTAGAGATACAGGAAGTATAGAAATTACTTTTGTAGATAATAATTATTTTCTTTTAAAGAAACAAGTTACTGCAATATCAGCAGAAATTAAATCTACAACTTTAACATTTTCTACCCCAGAAAAATTTTCTATAGCTACTATTTCTGACACAAATATATTACAAATATTAGATGCTACTGATACTCAAGGTAATAATTGGTATGAAGTACCTTATTTAGCTCAATCATCTGTATTTGACAAAGTTGAAAATCCAAATTCTGGAAGTGATGGTGTGCCTTATTTAATTAATTTAAGACGAGTACCTCGTCGTTATGTATCACGCTTTTTAACAGATAATACATTACAACTAGAATTTGGTGCAGGAGTAGCTAGTGCCGCTGACAATACAATTATTCCTAACCCAGATAATATTCAACTTGGATTAGTACCTGGTATTTCTAATTTATATAATAATTTTAACCAAGCATCTGTATTCTTTACTCAAGAATATGGTTTAGCCCCAAGTAGTAACATTACAGTAAGATATTTAGTAGGTGGAGGAGTAACGTCAAATGTTTCTTCTAATACTATTACTACTATAGATAATACAACAGCTTATTTCCCTAGCAACATTACAGGAAATTTAGCTAATTATATATTAAGTAGCCTAGCATCTAGTAATCCAGGACCTGCTTCTGGAGGAAGAAACGGTGATCAAGTTGAAGAAATTCGTAATAATGCATTTTATGCATATCAATCTCAATTACGTGCTGTAACTAGAGAGGATTATATGGTAAGAGCATTGTCACTGCCTTCTGATTATGGATCAATATCTAAAGTATATGTTACTCAAGATGTTGCTCGTGAAGCATTAGCTACACCAACTGTAGCAACTACTGAAGAGCGTAACCCATTATCGCTAGACATGTATATATTAGCTTATAATGCTAATAAACAACTCACATCTGCTTCTACTACATTAAAAAATAATTTAGCATCTTACATCAATGAATTTAGAATGGTTACTGATGCTATAAACATTAAAGATGCATTTTATATTAATATTGGAGTTAATTTTGATATTGTAATAGCTAGTGGATATAATAATAGTGATGTTGTAACAAACTGTATTTTGGCTTTACAAGACCATTTTAATATTGAAAAATGGAGTATTAATCAACCTATTATACTTGCTGATATTAATTCTAAACTTCTACAAGTTAAAGGTGTACAGAATGTAATTAAAGTTGAAATTGTAAATAAACAAGGTGGAAATTATTCCCCTTACGCTTATGATATTCCTGGAGCTACTAGATTAGGTAATATTTACCCTTCAGTAGATCCAAGTATATTTGAGGTAAGATTCCCAGATATAGATATTCAAGGAAGAGTTGTACCATTTTAAAAATTATAAAGTATGAATTTAAATAAATTAAAAGGACACGTACCAGATACAGTAATCGCTCAAATTCCAGATGTAATGACTAAATTTGGAATTGATACACCAACTGAGTTAGCACATTTCTTAGCACAATGTGGACATGAATCAGGTGGATTCCGTGTTGTAAACGAAAATTTAAATTATAGTGCTAAAGGATTATTGGGTATATTTAAAAAATATTTCCCAACACAACAGTTAGCTGAAGCATATCAACGCAAACCTGAAAAAATTGCTAATCGCGTTTATGCATCTCGTATGGGTAATGGTGATGAAGCATCAGGTGAAGGATTTAAGTACCGTGGACGTGGTTATATCCAGTTAACAGGTAAACAAAATTACACTGCTTTTGGTAAAGCAATTGGTGTTGATATTGCTGCTAATCCTGATTTAGTTGCTACTAAATACCCATTATTATCGGCTGCTTGGTTCTTCTCTAAGAATTGTTTAGGTAAATGTAAAGATGCATCTGATGCCTCTGTATTAGCTGTTACTAAATGTGTAAACGGTGGTACAATTGGATTAGCTGATCGTCAAAAGCACTTTAAAGAATATTATCACTTATTAGCATAAAATAACAAGCAATGGCTGTATATAAAATATTTCCTGAAAAAAGTGCTACTTTATATTCATATTATCCAACATTAAA